TGAACGCCTTGCGAGCGGATGTCGCCAGGGCTTGCCGGCATCTGCGGTCCGTCTGCTCCTGGGGCCATTGGGCCTGGGCCTACGTTGGCTGCTCCGGCTAGTCCTTGAGCGTTTGGATCGGCAGCAGGGTCCCCTTGGGCAAGCTGCTTCTGGGCGTTCATGGCGACGATAGAGGGCAGGGCTGCGCGAATAGCGTCCGTAATGTCCATGCCGTCGTCCATACGCTTGAGTGCTTCCTTTGCCATGAATTCGGGGTTCATGCCAGGGATCTGGAGAAGGATAGGAGCAATGCGTTCAAAGTTCTGCATTTCGATAGCCTTGTTTGGGCGACCGTTAGAGCCAGCTTCAACCTCAAGCATTAGTTCGGAAGCAATTTCATTAATAGCCAGTTGAGGCCAGACGGCACCAGGGCCGACAATCTTCATAACTGTTTGCTGGTCCATCTGCTCCAGCAACACCTGGCCGGTAGAGCGAGCAAGTTCCCCAAGGAAGTCTTCAAGGTCGTCTACGTTAGACGACAGGCTAGACATACGGCTACCTTCGGCTACCGATACTTCGGTCGCGGTAGAGTTGCTAGTTCCGCCAAGGTTGGCCTCTTGCGATCCAACTACGCGCATCATATCCTCAAGAAGCATAGACGTATCGTACAGGCTTGGGTCGATAGGGTTGTGCTGGACTGGCTGGAGGATGGAGTTGACGGCCTGTCCAGGCGAAAGGTTCTGAAGTTTGATGACAGCGTTGGCCGGGTGGGACTGGAGGTTGGTGATGTCCTTCTCGGACAATGCACCTTCATAGGTCGCGTACAGGGGGCGGTTGGCGAAGCGATGCTCACGCAAAGCCTGTCGCGCGCGGTTGTATTCGCGCTGGACCGGCATCAACAGGCGGACGTCTGAAGGGGGAATGACATCCTTTTCGGATTCAACCTCATTGAAGATCAGCGGGAAGAAAGGCCAGAATCGTTCTAGTTCAAGGTGGGGAGGTTCCGGTTCCTTGAGGAAGTCGTGGTAGCCGTCGCACACGACGTACAGCATACCGTCCTTCTTAGAGTAGATCTCCCATACCACGGCTCGCTTGCAGTCTTCGTCTACCTCGTTCTTGTCTTCATAGGCCGAATATTCCTTACCAATATCAACTTTGTAAATCTCCTTAACGTCTTCAACGTCTAGGATGAATTCCTGGGCAATCCAATCAGCGCCAACAAAACCGGACATCTGACGGCACTTGGGATCTACGATGACCGTGTGTGACATTGGGAAGTCAAAAACAACGCCCTCTTTAATAATAACGTCCTGCTTGTTTTGAATAGACTCAAGAAGCAGTCGAAGTTGCTCTACCTTGGCGTGGTCTTCAGAGAACTTTTCGTCCATTCGGTCGGCAGTCAGACGTTCTAGAGTTGTGATTTGCTCAGTAATATCAGTAATGCGATCCACGTCTTCTGGACGCTTTTCCATTACTCGGTGGTAGCCAATCTTTACGTATCCAATTCCGTTGACGCATACGCGGCGGACAAGCTGTTTCATCTGCCCCTTAAAAGACGGCTGCTGTTCCTGGAGCTGATTGTGAGCCACAATCTCCATTGTCTTAGCCACGCGGTCAAGCATGCGGCGACGCTCAAACCCTTGCTGGGCGTCTTGGATGGTCTGCATCATTACTGGATCAATGGGCTGGCCGGTAGCCATTGAGTTCTGCATAGACGTCTGCACGGCCTGGAAAGAAGACATATCGCCCTCCCAACTGGCAAAGTCCAGGGTCTCGCGTCGCTTGGCGATAAACTTAGGATTCTTGGCGTACAGGGCAGATACTCGCTGGCCGACGTGACGCTGGACAATGTTGGCTACATATCGATCGTCGTTTTCGTTGGACGACCATTGCTTGCCCATGTAGAAGTCCGTGTCTTCCTTCATGCGGTCGAAGGACTTCTTCCAATGCTTCTTGGCGTTCTCGACCTTCTTAATAAGGGTCTTAACCAAGGAAGCGCGGGATGGACCGGGCTTTTCGGCGTCACGCTTAATACCGCTTTGCTTGGGTTCTTCGGGGGCTAGGCCCTCGGGGGCCATTTCGAATTCGTTTTCCATTTCAAGTATTTATGTTCAGAAACCACCCATCTGCAAGAAATTGCGTCGCGCCTCGTCCCACTTGCCGGATAGCTTGACCCAGGCCAGCGTTCCGCTCTTAGGAAAGTCGGAAGGCTTTTCGTAGGTTTTAGCCGCTCCAACCATTGATCCGAGCAACAGGCCCACAAGGCCCATTGCGTCTACAAAGTCATCGTGGCGGGCAGACGGGAATTTGAGAAGCTCGGTTTCTGCCTCAATCCACCAGGGAGCAAACTTAGGGAAGAACACCTTGCCCATAGCCATGCGTCCTCGGATGGCCTGTGCGCGGGTCTGCTTGTCCTTTACGGGCGTTATCTCGTCTACAACGGTCCAAATGCCTCGTTCTTGCTGAACCTTGCGTAGGAACGGCCCCAGGGATTGGGAAATGTGGCCTCGCTCGGCCCCCCACTTAGCCGGCTTGTGGCGGGACATGAGGTCAATCATGCCGTCAATTACTTGATCGGTAGACGCTCGGCGCCACCATACGTCGGGGAAGATCCACACGTTGTCTTCTTCGTCCAACCCAAAGGGAAGCAAGACAGTCTTGTCTGCCGTCTGGGCTGTAGACACGGCGTGGTCAGAAACGCAGTACATCCGCAAGTTCTTAGGTATTTCGTGCGGATAAGGCTTAAGCCAGTCACGCTTAAAGAAATCGCCGTCATCTGGCGTAGGCTGGCCTTGGTACAGGGCAGAAAACCCTTTAGGGTTTAGCCGGCGGATTTCGTTAAGGAAGTCTAGACCGTACCGTTCCGGCCACAAGGCCTGCCCAGGTGGGCGACCCATTGGGTCTTTTTCTACGGCAATTGCCGGCAAGGACAGAACTCTCCATTGCTGGGCATTCTCATCATTGTAACAGGGGTTCTTTGGATCCGTAAGGCGACCTACTAGGTCGTCTTCGTGCCAACGGGTCATAATGATTACCACGCGCGCTCCAGCCATCAGTCGCGTCATAGCTACCTGGGTAAACCAATCCCACAACTTGTCTCGTTCTCGTTTTGAGTCTGCCTCTTCGCGGTCCTTGATGGGGTCATCAATAACTAACAGATCAGCACCGCGACCAGTAAGGCCTCCGCCAATGCCTACAAAGTTAGCAAGCCCTCCCTCTTCCGTCTGCAATTTGTCGGACGATTGGCTTCCAGTACGCAACTTACACCCAGGGAACACCTGGTTAAACGCAGGCATACGCATGATTTCTCGCACCGAACGTCCAAAGTCTTGGGCAATGTCTGCGTTGTAGGTGGCGAAAATGACTTGCCGGTATGGGTCTTTTCCTAAGAACCATGCCGGGAAACGCCTAGATGCCAGTTCTGACTTACCGTGGCGAGGCGGCATAGAAATAATGAGTCGTTGATATATCCCCTTTTCAACCTGTTCCAGCGCAGCACATATAGTTTCGTGATGTCTAACAGGCTCATACCGTGACTTGTCTGGATTCTCCGGGTCCTCGGGATCCGGCATGGTCATCCGCGTAAAATCAATAAGCGAACCCTTTGCCTTCTTTACACGAAGGAGCCGCGTAGCGGCAAGGAGCTGACGCTCCATTTCCGCTACCTCTGACAACTTGTGCTTCTCTTCTGCGGTCGGTTTTTTAGCCATTACGCCTTGGGAGCGATGACGGCCTTGGGCGGATAAAACTCCGTGTAGCCGGCAGGGACTGCGGCCAGAAGTTCAGCCTCCGTGGGCTTGTTGAGGAGCGTCAGAGCGGTGTTAGCCTCGCCTGGCTTCTTGTATTCGCCGATGATAAGTGCGACCTTCTTATCGGCGTTGAGGAGTGCGTTCCAGCCGACAGGCAGGACGATTTTGATTAGTGTGGTCATAGGTTAAGTAAAGTAAGTGTAGTGTCCGCTGTATCCGTCAAAGGCGTAGTTGATCGTCTGGTTTCCGGCGTAGTCGTAATAGGAATAGAAGACATAGCCGTAGGAATACCAGATGTTCGTTCCACTAGATCCGTTGCTGTTACCAAATCCATCGGCCTGGTAATAGTCGTAATTGTTTCCGTAGTCAAAGTTCTGCGGGTTGCCATACTCGTCGTAGTATGTAAAACCGATGTTGGTGCTGTTATACGAAGTATAAAATCCATTAGGAATGTATCCGCAGGTAGGATTGTTATACTCATTAGGTCCGTAGTAACTGCCGCCATTGCCGTCAGCGTATGCAGTTAATAAGTAATAAACATTACCCCAGACAGTCCCTTGCGCGTCTTGAAGGTCTCCGTAGGCGCAACTTGAGCCGACAGCCGTGCCGGCGTCGATGTAACTGCTTTCGTTAAGAGTGTTGGTGGCCGTTGAGAACTTCAGATAGGAAGTCATCGGATAATATGTTGCGCCGTCCGTGAAGCCATATGAACTGACTACATAGCCGTCCTCTGCCGAGACATAGTCACCTCCGGATGTAAACGATCCGCCATTCCCATCAGCGTAAGTAGAGTCGCTGTGGCTTCCGTAAGTAAAGTATCCGCTGTTAGGTCCGTGTGCGTAACTGATCGTAAGGTCGTAGTAGTTAGACGAGTAAACCCACCCGGATGGAATGTAGCATCCGTTTGCATTGCTGTTTTCGACCGTGATATAAGAACCGCCCACGCCATCTGCGCGAGTCACGGAGTAGTTCCAGCTGCCGGACCAGTAAGTATTGTTGTAGTCGTATCCGTCAGCAGCCGTGCATGCATCGGAAATGAATGTGCCATAAGCGGGGAAGCCACTACCAGGCTTGAACGCAAAACCTGTGAATCCGATGATCATTAGGCCAGGTTACCGGACAGCGACCATTGACTGGAGGAAAGCTTGATGGCTACGGCAGTTCCGTAGTTCTTGGTGACGGACAGCAAGTTGTCAGCGGAAAACACTTGAGCAGAGTTTATTGCCTGGAAGGTAATCGTGTTGCTAGACTCGTTGATAAAAACAACCTGCGCGCCAGTTGGAAACGGACTATTACTGTCGTCGTCGAGCGAGATTGTGGCTGAACTTTCCATCCGAACAATTACATTGGCGTATGCGGACGTTACTGTGAAACTGCCGGATTGACCGGATACATTGGTCGTAAGCTGGTTGTTGTTGGTAACGGAAGTCCCAGGATCGCCTTGAATGCCTTGAATCCCAGGATCGCCTTGGATGCCTTGGTCGCCCTTGCTGGCGACAAGTTGCCATGCGTAAGGGTGGGTAATCGGACCGTATCCTCCGCCACCAATGGTGTTAATCATCACATAGCTTGAACCGCCCAATGTAACGTAATCGTTCGCGGCATACACCACTCCGTTGTCGTATTCGCCACGGTACACCCATTGCTGGCCTGCCGCTCCGGCTGGACCTACGTCTCCTGGGATGCCTTGGATGCCTTGAATGCCTTGAATCCCCTGCTGGCCTTGCGGACCTGCCGGACCGACTGGTCCAACGATCAGAGGAATGCTCGCGGCAGCGTCCTGTGCGGCCTGTGCGGCGCCTTGCGCCACCTGTGCGTGTACGATGGCGGAGTTTTTCGCCTGGAGAGCGGTAGTGGTGTAGCCTTGCGCCGTGTCAGAGTATCCGTGAGCAAGAATCGCAGAAGCTTCAGCAACATCTCTCGCAGTTTCAGCGTCATCTCGCGCAGCAATCGCATCAATTGCGTTCTGGGAGGTAAGAACAGCCTCCAGTTCAGCTACCTTGGCGTCACCAGCGTCATTAACCAACGCAACTTGGGCAGAGCCGGCAGCATTCACGGCCTGCACAGGTCCATCCGTCAGCAAAGGTTCAACTTCCTCGGCAATAACAGCCAGATTCAGAGCAGTCGTGCGGATCTTGCCGTCGTCTGCCTGGATTTCACCCAGCCGGGAGATGGTGGAATTGATTGCCGTGCGGGCATTATTCAGCTCCTGGTCGATTTTCTGCCCCTGGTGGGGGGTGGTAGGGTTGGACTGGCTGAAATTAGTGAATGACCAAGAGCGGTCGTATGGAGCTGGAGGCTGACTCATGTGCGGATAGTGTATCAGTCATTCCGTAGAAGCAAGAAATGGAATGTAGGAGAAAGTTTTTTTGATACCCGAA